AGTGGACGCCGTCCTTCAGGTACCTCGCGTTGGTCACGGTGTAGTTCGGGAGCCCGCCCGCCGTATCGACCGACGCGATGTCGCCGTTGGCCTTCGCCGCCTCGTCGCAGGCCGTCGCCATGTCCGAAAGCCGGGCCGTGATGTTGGAATCGTGCCCAGTGATGAACAGGTGCATCGGCGTCCGTCCGGCGGAGATGCTGGCCGCGCCCCACCGCCGCGCCGCCGCGATCATCTGCGCCTTCCAGACCGTCGTGATCGCGGCGCTCTCCGCCGCCTCCATGTTCGTGCCGAGTATCCAGATGATCCGGTCAAAGCCTCCGGCGAATGACATGAGCCCCGCAAGCGCGGTGTCGGAGCAGATCGTGGTATCCACGTAGTCCGTCGCGCTCGCGCCGCTGTTGCCGATGAAGTAGAGCGACACGCCGCCCGTCGGGTCCTGGTGCTGCCACCGGACGCCGCCCAAGGGCAGGAACCGCTTGCCCGCCTCGGACGCGCCGCCGGTAATCATGTCCCAGCGCGCCAACTTGTCGGCGCTGGCGATGGTCTGCGTCCGGGTCGCGTACCCCGTCGCGCCCGACAGGTCAACCCCCGTCGCGTCCTGCGTGTAGGAGTCGTCGGTGTACCCCGAGCGCATGCGGATATCCGTCACGCCGTCCGTCGTGCGGTAGTACCACAGCGTCGCGTTGAGCGCGGCGCTTCGGAACGGATTGCCGCCGCGCAGGTACGCCATCACCGAGTTGTGGTCCTGCCGAGAGACGAGAACCCCGTCCTCGTCGGCGGACCACGTACACTCGTTCACCGTGAACGGCGCGATGCTGCCGTGCGTCGCGTGCTGCGTCGGACCGACGTTGAGCGCCGTAACCGTGTGCGTGCCGCCCGTCGCGTAGACGTTCGAGTGGAAGTAGTTGTCGCCCGAGGCGTGCCAGAATCCCTTGATGGTGATCGGGAGCGCCGCGCACAGGCCCATGTACCACCGTCCCTCATCCGCTCCGTACATGCCCGAGGTATGGCTGTCGCCGACAACGAGCACGTTGACCGTCGCCGAGCCGGGATACACGATCGGATACGCAAAGTCCCTGAGATTTCTTGATCGGAGCGGCATTATCTTGGCGGCCTCCACCACGCCTGCCATCGGGCGCGGAACTGAGATTCAAAGTCTCCGGCGTTGCCGTACGTTTCGCTGAAGTTCCCGAGCGTGATCGAGCGAAGGCCCGCGGCGTCCGCGCCGCTCACGCTCCCGCCGCCCGACGCGCCGCTGTACGACATCGCCTCGGCGACGCTCTCATACATGGCGAGTTTGAGGTCGTCGGGTACGGCCGTGCCGCCGGTCCCGTATCCGCCCGCATAGTTCACGGTGACGTTCCCGCGCCCGCGCGGAAACTTCGGCGACGGCCCGAACCCCAGCGGCATCCCGTATTGATCCAGGCCAAGCGTCCCGTCCTCGGGATACGGGAACCAGATGCGGCCGAAGTCCGTTGTGTCATAGTCGAGCGAGGTCGTGTCGTACGTCGTGGTCGCGCTCCATCCAAGGTCAACGACGACGGACGTGAGCGTGGCGATCGGGGGACGGGAGACGGAAATCTCGCTCCCGCCGGTCCCGTCAATAACCTCGGACAGGCCGGTCGCGTAGTCGAACGCGCGATTGCAGAACCGCTCGGCGCGGGCCTGGATCGCCGGGATCAGCACGGCGAGGCGCGTGTCGTACGCGCTGCCGCTGATCCCGGCCCAGACCTTGTACTCGCTTGCGGTGATGAGCGCCATTGGTCCTCACAGAAACATCAACTCTCCGTACACGGTCTGATTCCCAACGCCGGAAACAGAGGCGGCGGTTTCCGTCAGCATCGCCACGTAGGAAGCGCCGCGCAGGTCGTACCCGTCGATGGCCGTCCAGTCCGTGTACTCGTACGTGTCGTCCTCAAGGTTGCCGGTTGTGGCGATCGCCAGCGTCAGCCCCGTGGCGTTCGCGTCTACGTTGTCGATGCGTCCAAACGTGCAGTGGCCGGCGTTCCCCACGGTGCCGGAGGGGCCGCCCGCCGATTCGATCGCGGCGTCGGCCGCGGCCCCGGGCGACGTGGGATACGCCCCGATGATTCGGACCACGGGCTGCGTCGTCACGCCGGTCATCGTGGCCGTGTTTTTCCCGCGCACGTAGACGCGCGTGCAGTTGTCCGGCACGCGGACCCAGTGCAGCGTTGAGGTCGTCGCCGAGTAGGGCTTGAGCAGGACCGTTGACGTTTCGGCGGTGGCGGAGAGGTTGTCGTGGGCCGTGATCCACTGGCCCTTGACTGAGCACGGGTGCGTGTTGGTGATCGCGCCGCTTGTCGCGCCGGCCTTGAGAAGCGAGCCAATGGCCATGTTGATCCTTCCAGAAAACCCGGCACGGGGCTTCGACCCCGTGCCGGGCGCAGTGTGGATGCTTGGGACTACCCGGCGGCCCTGATCCATTCGAGCGCGCCGTTCTCGGTCGCGCTCTGCGGGGCGTTCGTCATGCCCGCAATCTCGGCGACAGCGCCGACGACGATGGACGATCCGGTCGAGAAGTTGCACTTCGCGTACCGCTTCCGAGCGCCGCTCCACTCCAGGTCGTAGACCATGATGGAGCCAGCCGTCCACGACGACGTGGACACAACGGTCGCGGCCGAGCCCTCGGTGAACGTATTGTACGTTCCGCCGGACGTATCGCACTCGGTGATCGACACCGCGGCCGCGAGCACGGACGAGTGAGCGGCCGAGTGAACAACGAACCGGACCCACTGGGCCCCGTTGCCGTGAACGTCCACCGCAACGGGCGTCACAGCGCCGTTGACGGCGGCCGGCGTCACGGCGTTGAACAACTTGATTTCGTGAAATGGATTCTTCATGATGCTGGCTCCTTACGAGTCGGTGCAGAGTCCGACCACGGGGCCGGGGATCCGGTTCGCCTCGGTCGCGTCGGCGTTGCCCACGTCGTGCGCGGCGAAGCCGACCTTCTGAACGGCCTTGATGGTGATGAGGTCCGCCGTGAACGCGGCGTGCTCGGACGTGCTGATCTGGATACCCGCCACGTCCGCGATCGTCCCGGCGCTCTTGAAATCGCCGTAGAGACAGAACACGCCCGTAGCGGCGGTGACGCGCGGCATGGCGTTGGCCATGACAAACGGATCGCCGAACAGCATCGGCGTCGGCTTGCCCTGGAACATCATGCTCGTCTCGCCGCCGGCAGACTTGACCTCGCGGACCACGACCTCGGAGAAGAATCGACGGTGGCCGAGCCACTGAAGATTCGACAACTGGGCCTGCTTGTCCTCAAGGCGTCCGTAGAGCGCTTCGAGGTCCACGATGTCCAGATTGGCCCACGATCCGGCCGACACGGGCTTGACGAGGCCCGCGATGTTCGCCTTCGTCGCCGACAGGCCGTAGAGCGCCGACACGATGCCCGTGATGCCGAAGTACGTGGACGTGCCGTCGCCGACCAACATGCACAGGTCCTCTTGCTTCGCAAAGGCATACGCCATCTCGCCCGCGACCCACTCGCCCGCGTTGATCGCGCTGGAGCGGATCAGTTCCGGCGACACCTCGGTCACCGCCGCAAACTTCTTCGGAGAGATGTGGACGTTGCCGACCTGGGCCTGGGACTTCGTGATCGACCCGCCCTCCACGGGCGAATAGACCGTCACTCCGGACGTTCGCTTGGCGATGTCGATGCCGCCGTCGTTGCACTGGACGGACCGGAACAACTGCCGCGCCACGCCGTACTGGGTCTTGATGTTGATGAAGTACGAGTCCATCTGACGGGGAACCAGGTACCCGCCGAGAACGTCGTCGTACGAAACATTGGCCTTCTTGAGGACGTCCTCGTCGCGCTTGCGGTCGGCCGCCGTGAACATCTTGCCGTACTGGGTGTTCTCGGCGATGCACAGGCGAATGTGCGCGCCGGCGAGTTCGGCAATGTCGGCGTCCGGAAACTTCGTTTCTCCGCGCGCGGCCTTGGCGTTGAACGCCTTGACCTCGGCGGACCGGCCGAAGAATCCGGCCCCCGGCTCGAACGGCTTCTTTGACTTGCCCTCGACCCCGCCGTCCTCGGCGTCGCCAAGGCGCTTGTCGTCGGCGTCGCGCGCGTCTCGCTCGCGGGTCTTCCGCTCGATGTCGGCCAGCCTCGCCTTGAGCGCCGCGGCGTCCTCGCCGAGGTCGTCGTCATCGTTCGACTTGCCCTTGGCCGACTCACCGGCGATCGGGGGGACGATCCTCCACAGGTCGTCGATCTTCCACGTCAGCGTTTTGCCGCCATCGACCACCCGAATATCGTCGGGGTCGAGGCCCTGTTCCACCCACCACGACCGGAGTTCGGCGAGGTCGGGCTTGCCCTTGTAGCCCTCATTCCGGGCATACGCGAGCAGTTCCTTGCGATTCTTCATGTGACACGTTCCGTGCGGGTGCGTACACCAGCATCGAGGTCCGTGTCACGCTTCGAGGATCAATCCTGTCGGCGATCGACTCGTCTGTCAGCCACTTGGACAAAATATACCCTACGTCACGAACACGGTCAAGGGGCGGAGTTTCCTGGCGGGCGGGGCCGACAGGCCGACCACCACGCGGGTCGGATCGTGCGGGAACCCAACCGCGACCGCCGACTCAACCTTGATCTGTCCCTTGGTCAGCAGGGTGTCAAGGCCCGCCATCACCTTCTCGTCCATCCCGTCGCTCACAATGCCCGAGCGACAGCCCGCGTTGCACGGAAACGCCGTGTATGAGAGTTCCAACCCCTTGCACCATCCAACGATCGACTTGGCCTCGGCGTAGTGCTCGGGATCGCCGCGCTCCATCTCGCGGTACTCGGCGTCGTGGTATCCAATGGAGCACCCGATCCCAACACTCGTCGCAATGGTCCACAGGTCGTCGGCGTGCGGGGACCTCATGCCGCGAAACACCATCGACCGGTTCACCCATCCCGAAACGCTGCCGAGGGACTCGAGGCGGATGGACCGCATCGATCCGACGTGGTACGACGTTTCGTACCGGTGGTCCATGAAGTTCGCACGGTTCGTGTTGTAGTACCCCCAGTCGATCCCGGACGGAACGATCACCTCCTCTTCGCAATCCACGCCGTCGGTCGTGGCGATGCTGACGATGTTTCGATCGCCGTTGTTTTTTTCCTCGATCCTGGTCTTGGACCTCGAAATCCCGATCAGGCCGATCTTGGCGTCTTGGCCAAGCCGCTTTCTGATTCTGTCGATCCTGTCGGACGCGATGCTCATGGCGAACCCCCGTGATAGGCGTGGTCCCTCTCGGACAGCCTGGATTCTCGAAGCCTTTCCCGCCTCTTTCTCTCACGATCGTCGATCTTGCGCAGTTCTTCCCTCGCCTCGTCGATAATCTCTCGCATGGTTTGAGGGCTTTCGCCGGCGTACAAAGACGCGGTTCGGGACATCCAGTGCTCGACGTGCGCCGGGCCCATCGCAAGAACGGAGTCCGGAATAGCCGCAAGCCGCACGAGCCGAGAGCGGCGATCGTTCTTCGCAGAGACGACCGGACCAGTATTCCAGTCGATCGTCGGAACAATGCGAGTTGCTTTCATGTCAACCTCACAGCACGGGCAAGGTAACGCATCGGCAGTTCGGGTGGGCCGGCGCGCCGATGATCGCCTCCCAGCCGGAGTTCGCTCCGGTGCCCTCAACGTCAAACGGCTGGTCAATGGAAATCGGTCCGGGATTCTTTCGCGCCACGGCCTCGCACACGGGGCACGGATTCGGCGCGAGTTGCCATTGCTTCTTGACCACTCCGGCGGCGGACCAGCCCTCGATGTTCCCCTTGGTCGTCAGGCTCGCGGCCTCCGTCCGGGCGATTCGCTCCGCGCGATAGCCGGACTCCTCGCCGAGCGCCGCGGCGACCCGATCTTGAATCTGGCTGATCGACTCGCCGCCGACCAGCCCCTCTCGCATGGCGTCGCGCAGTTTCACGGTTGTTTCGTCCGAGATAGCAACCGACAGGCGAGGAACGTACCGCTCCATATACCGCACGACGTTTGCGGGCACAACCGCGAACTCGCCGCTATCCGCGCCCGGAATGGCGTCATACGCCTTGCGGGCCGCGTCGATCATCGCGGACTGCATCGGCGGACGAATCTCTTTGTCCAGCGCGTCCGGGTCCGTACTGATCGCCTCCGGGCTCCCCGATGCCGCCTGCTCGCGGACGGTGCGCTCGGAGTCGGCGAACCAGCGCTCAACGGCCGACAAGATCGGCGCGAAGTACGGGTCGTCGCCCATCTGCTGCTTCGTGCCGATCCCCTCGGGGTGGACGCACCCGTCGCCGTACGCCGGATGCCGCGACTTGGACGCCTTGCCGTCCTCCGGCTCGTCCTCCCGTTCCTTGTCGGAAGGCTGACGCTCGGTGCCCGGTTCGGCGGGCTCTTGCGTCTCCGCCGGAGACGACGCCGGATCGGGGGTCGGCGTAAATCCGACAAGCGAGGCGAAGATCGCGTTCAGCGTCTCTTCCGGAACAAGCGGGAACGCGGCCCGCGCAATCGCCCTCGCCGACTCGATCGGCATTCGTCCCAGCGCCACGCCCTGAACAAGGTCGGTCAACGCCTGGACCTGGGCACCGTTGAGCGCCTCGGCCTGCACGTCGCGCCCGCTTGCGCCGGCTTCGGCGGGGCCGCCGATCGTAGCCGCTTGCCCCTGATTCTCGGCGTCCAGTTCGGCCCGCTGCCGCTCGATCTGCTGTTGAGTCGGCTCCCACACGAACCGATCGCCGCCCTCGATTTCGTCCATGCCGATCGTCTGCCTCGCCTCGTTCAGGCGATACAGGCCGCCGGAAAACAGGAGCGACGCGCGGCGGGCCACGGCGTCATCCTCCTCGCGCACCGTCTGGTCGTACGCAAACCACATCTCGCCCGGCGCAATCCCGTACCGGGGGAGAAGTTGGTTCGTCAACATCGCGGCGTCCGCAACCAGCCTCGGGTTGATCGTCAACTCGTAGTACCGCCGCGATCCGGTCTTGCTGTTCGCGTAGTTGCTCTCGGTAATGTTGATCTCGGACATCGGAACGCCAGCCGCCGACGCCATGATCTGCAAGGCGTCGGCGCGCGACGCGACGCCCTCAAGGTCCTTCGGGGACCAGCCGAGCACCTGGATTTCCTCGGCCACGCCAACGTAGGGCCGCCCGGTGTTCGCCGGCCCCTGGTGATGGTTGGCGAGGTACTCGCGGAACAACTTGACCTGCGCCTCCGACGTTCCTTGCGGCAACTTGAAGGCGTAGTCCGGTCTTCCGCCCCGGGTCCAGAGCGCGTAGTCCGCCTGCGTTGACGCCGCGTACCGATCGGCGTCGAGGATCACGCTCTGAACCCACGTCCACCCGAGATACGGACGGAACGGAGACGGACGCAACTTGGAGTACATCACCTCGTCGGCACCGAAACGCTGCTCAATCGACGCGTCTTGACCGTAGCAGTATCCGCCGATGAAGTACCGGCGGTCGAGCACGACCCGCGTGATCTGCGGGGCCATGCGATAGAGCGCGGCGGGCTCGCCGTCCCCAATCACGAGCACGAACGAACTGCCGGACCACTCCCGGTCGTAGAATCGCTGGTACGCAAACTGGACCCCGCTCTCAATGGTGGGATTGGGGCGCTCCAGCAACTCGAGCGCCGGATGATCGACTACCTCCTCGATGTTCTCGGTGTTGCTCGCCCAACTCGCGGCCTTGCCCATGTACGACGCGCGCAGGTGCGCCAGTGTCTTGCGGTCAGTAACCTTGCGGCCGCGCCTGCGCGAGTTGGCGGGCTGGTAGAGGCGCAGCGTCACGCCGGCGCACGCCGAGGCGTTGCGGTCGGCAAGGATCGACACCCAGCCCGTGAGACGCCGGACCAGTTCGCTCGCGGGTCGGTTCCCGGTCCCGATCAGAGACGCGGCCTCGTCGCCGGGCGTGATTGATCCAAGGACCCACTTCGGGTCGGGCGGCTCGAAAAGCGTTGGCGGTCCGCCAACAACACTCTTGATGTAGTCCCAAACCCGTCCTAGCCACATCGGAGCGTTCGCCAGTCATCCACACCGGCGGCTCAAGTATACCGCGGTTTCTATCGGTCCGTCGAACCGCGGACCGGGCACACTTCATATCCTTCCATCCGCGCGGATGGGGGCTAGGATTTCGCGCCATCGCTCTTGCTCACGGGCACGATCGGCTCGTCGCGCTCGTCGCTGACGCAATCCAGATAGCGCTTGCAGTCGGCGCAGCGCAAGCGGCCCTCATGAACCTCCGTGTCGGCGTGCTCGCACGACTTGGGAACAGCGCCGCACTTGTTCAGGATGTCTCGGGGCTTACGCACGCTGCATCCTTTCCGCCCGCGCGATCAGGTCCATGCAATCACGGCGAACAAAGAACCGATTACACCACATCGACGCGACGAGGACGTACCCGTGCGTCAGGCACCACTCAACAACCTTGCTCGCCTCCAGCGGCTCCGAGTCCTCCACGCACAGCACGCTGGGACGGCGGTGGCCAAGACCCTCCAAGACCGCAACCTCGTCGCCCTCAACGTCGATCACGGCGAAGTCGATGTCGGACTCGCCCTCGGGGGCGAGCACGGTGGCGATGGTCGTTGTCTCGTCGCCCTCCGCGCCGACAAAGTATCTGGTCTCCAGGCCCCGGCTCAGACACGCGACCCGCTTCCCGTCCGTGTTCTGGAGCGCCTTGGGCACCACAACGCTGCCGGGCCTGTTCGCCACGCATAGGAGCGCCTTGTCCTGCTGCGGCTCGACCAGGTACCCGCGCCATCCGACGGACTCGAAAGCGTAACTGATCGACAACTCCACCCCGTCGTAGGCGCCCGCCTCAAGGAACACGCCGGACAACTTGCCGCCAAACAGGTTCCACAGGTACACGTCCTCGCCGAACTGCGATCGGAACTCGACGGGCATCTTCGGCGTCCAGTTGATCGCGCGGCAGGCGTTCATCGCCTGAGACGAGGCAATCAACTTCTCCATCGCAAGGATGCGAGCGTGCGCGTATTCCAGGTACGGCGGCATCGGCATGTGGGCGCGGACGGGATCGCGGTCGGGGGAGTGAAGAGGGAGCACGTTATCTCCATTCGTCGTCGTCTTTCGGCGGCGGCCCATCCGCCCAACCGCCAAGCACTATAGCGGGTCTGGCATCCAGGTGCATCACCATGTACCGCATGGCGTCGCACGAGTCGTTCAGCAGGTCGATCGGTTCCTCTTTCTTGCCGCCCGGCTTCCAGACGTAGCCGTCGATCTCGCTCACCAGGTCCACCGGGTGGTGCCGCTCGATGAGCGCCGGGTCGGGCTCGACGAGCGAGCCGTCGAAGACGTACAGCCGCGCACGACCGTCGTCGCGCTTTCGCAACCGCTCCGTCACGGCGTCGATGCCCGCCCGCTTGTCCTGCTTGTCAGCGAGCGTGCTGGCGATGCCGACGGCCTCCATGAGCGTCGCGCGGTCCTCGGCGTCGTGGTCGGTGATCGTCGCCTCGATCCGCTCGTCGCCCGTCAGTTCGACGATCTTTCTGCCGTTGCGCGCGACGGTCCATCCGGTCTTGACCCACTGGCGATAGAGGTACAGGCGTCCGTCCCCGTCCTCGGCCCACCACTGGCACACGAAGGGGTGGACCAGTCCGAAGTCGATCGAGCGATACCGCGTCCAATCGGCGGGAATATCGAACGGCTTGATAACGTGGAACGCACGGTCGAAGTTCTCGTAGACGATCCCGTCGGCGGCGGCCCACCGGCCCTCGTAGAGACGGGCGCGGCGAACGCCGGACAAGGCCCTGAGTCTCTCGATGTACTCTGGCTTGATGCTCGGATTGTCGGAATGTCGGCTCTCGATCCGGGTCGTCTTGCCCGCGTTGCACCGAACGTTGAGCCAGTGCGTCGGCGCGTCGGGGTTGCAGTCGCCGAGGAGTTGCTGGTAGGAAGCCCTGTTGTTGCGAAGCGAGCGGTGAAGAGACTCCCATTCGTGCTCCGTCAGTTCCGTCGCCTCGTTGACGTATACCAGGTCGAACTCGGTGGAATACAGGCGGGTCGGGTTGTCCATGCCGCCGAGCACGATCGTTGATCCGCTCTTGAACTCGTACCGATCGCGGTGCGACGGGGACGGCCCGCCGTCGAGCGGCTCCGCCAGAATCGCGCGGTCCAGGGAGTTCTCTCGGAGCACGTTCTCGAAGGACGTCATCCACGATTCGGTGAGCGACTTTCGCGTCTTGCGCACGACGGCGACGCGAGCGCGCGGGAACTCGTCGCAGAACCACATGATGTACTCGACGATCGCCCGGCTTTTACCGGTGCCGGCCGGTCCGCACAGCAGCACCTCGGGATCGCGGCACCGGAACAGGCGGGCAGCGCCGCCGCGGGCTACATAGTCATGGGTGACGACGTGGGGCATGAGCGGTATTCATCTCATCGAGTTGATCCGTCGTGCCGCACGCTGTTCCACGTTCCGCCCGCGACAGGCCGCGTGCTCATCGACGCGACGCACGTCATCCCTGCCCATCGATCTGGAGCACCACGCGGCGGACGTGCTGGACGTTCTCTGTGGGCTTGTCGTTGTCGAGCCGCTCATACTTCTCGGCGAGGTGCTCGTCGGCCTGGTTCTGACCCTCAAGCATGCCCAGAGTTTGCACGATGCCGCGAATGCCGCGAGCGTCCTGCTTCTCGGTCGCAAGGCGAAGGGCGTACTTGAGCGCCCGTACGGCGTCGGACTTGAACTCCTCGGTAATCTCGCCCCAACGCCGGCGCTTGTTCGTCGGATCGGAAACGCGACGGCGCAGCAGGCCGCGATCGCGCTCGTCGGTCATGTCGAGGTTGCCGAGCATGTGGGTATCAGCCGTTGTCAACGGCCACCCCGCGTTCCGCCGCAACGTCGGCCCACGTCTTGCCGTCGAGCGTTGCCGCCTTGCCCGTCAGTTTCTGCCAACGGCGTATAGCAACGTCGACGTACTTCGGCTCGATCTCGATGGCGAAGCACCTGCGCCCCAACTGCTCGCACGCGACGATCGTTGTTCCGGAGCCAGAGAATGGGTCGTAGACCTCGGGCGCTTCGTGGTTCCGGATCGGGCGGGCCATGCACTCGACTGGCTTCTGGGTGGGGTGGTGTTCATTTATTGATGGCTGGTCAATATCCAATACCGTCGAAACAGTCATGTCTCCGGCCCATTTGGCGCTTTTGCCGTTGCGTACAGAATAAAGAAGTGGCTCGTGTTTTTGCTTGTAGTGAGCACTAGGAGCGGCGTAATGGGCTTTCAGTTTGTTCCAGATAAGTAGCGCTCTTGGATTAAATCCGTTTTGGATAGCGTAAGTGTAAACAAACATTGCCTTAGTTCCTGAAAACCACGTATAAGCAACGTCTGATGGGCAGTGTTTGAAAGCACTTGAATACAAATCTGGATTTTCGTCTCCAGATAGCTTTTCCCGCTTTTTGTCATTCACCTCTCCGCCTTCGTACTCCACGCCGTACGGCGGGTCGGTGACCATCAGGAACGGCTTTGCCCCGCTGAGGCACAGCGCCACGTCGCCCCCGTCCGTCGAGTCCCCGCACATCAGCCGGTGGTTGCCGAGCGTCCACACGTCGCCGCGGCGAGATACCGCCTCCGCGAGCGGTTCGGGTGCATCGTCCTCTTCGACTTCGCCGCGCAGGCCGTCGAGCAACTTCGTCAGGTCCGCATCATCAAACCCGATCCGCGC